TTCCAACAAGTTGATGATTTCTTGTTCACCGTTGTTCTTGGCTTCTTCAATACCGCTAATTGCGATTGATGCAGCGTACTGCTTCCACTCGTATTCAGCAGCAGTGATGCCAGTTTGTGCGGTCAAAGCAATTGAGTCATAACCACTGTATGACTTAACTGTTGAACTTGTTCCGTAGATGAGTGGCTCAACAATCTTGGTTCCACCGTTAAGCATGCGGATGCGACCCTTATCCTGAAGGAAGTAGGTCAACGGGCGTGCCGTAAAGATGTTGTCCGTGAGTTGGTCACGATAGTTTGCGAGCGTTGTACTGAGCAACGCATCAAAGTTTGCATTAGACATTATGTTCTCCTAAAAGAATGTAGTAGTTTTTATTTTGCGCCCATAGAACGCTTGGCGGCAGCCCAAGCCTCAGCGACTGATGTAATGGGCTCAAAACTTTCACTAGTTGTAGAAGCCGTAGCGGACGAACCACCCGACACCACACTGGCTTGCCTTTTGGATTCCAACAAAGAGTTTTCTTTCTGTTGTTGGACTTCACGGGCTTGCCGTTCTAGTTCTGCTTTTGCCATCATTTTATCAAACGCAATCTGCTTGTATGTACCTTCCAAATCCGTTGAGTTCAACCGCAAAGCGGATGTAACAACTTCATTGATATTGAAATCCTCATATTTGGACTTTAGTCGTTGAACTTCACGCTCAATTTCCTGTTTGGATTGATAATCCTCAAACGATGCAAGACGCTTGTCAAGTTCCCGATACTTTTGTTCCGTAGGGTCCAAAGAATCAAAATCTTCACCATCAGCAATCATTTCGCTAACAGCCTGACGGCTGATACCGTAATGCTTACTCAATAGGTCAATCGTAGCGGCAGGGTCATTATCTAAAGCCGATTGAAGTGCAGTAGCAAATTGAAACTGTTCTTTTTGCTGTGCAAGTTCTTGCGTCTTACGAGTATAATCTGCTTGGCGTTGATAACCAGCGAGTGCCTCACTTAGAGGTACTTCCAAATCCTCACCATCTAATTTGATTGGAACTCTATAATTAGAATATTCCTCAACAGATAAAATTGGTGTATTCGGGCTTTCTGAAACACTTTCTGTAACGGGTGACCCTTCGGGTTCCACAGACGGTGTTGTTACGAGTTCGTCACTCATTATGTTATTTCTCCTAGAGTCCTAGTTGGTTGCTCTACATATGAAATTGCTGTTCCTTTATGCCATTGGCGGCATCTGTCCTTGCTGTGCAAGCATCGCTTGCAACATGGCAGGGTCACCAGTTAAGGGACCAGAACCTTGTTCGGCAGGGACAGGAGGGAGTCCTTCTGGAGGCATTGGAGGTGCGCCAGCACTACCCATTTCAGGACCCATAGCAGGTGGGGCTTGTTGTGCCAAGAACTCGTCAGGATTCTTCACACCAAAACCCTGCTGTAGTACATAGGCGGCAAGTTTAGCCATATCTATAATTCCTGCACCAGCGAACGGAGCCATAGCGTCAACCATTTGCAATGCCATCTGTCGGCGGAATGATTCGTTATGTGGCTGTGTTGAACCAGCAACTACTTCAAAGTCAAAGTCGCCTTCCAAATAGTCACGGTCAAACTGCACCCAAACAGGTTCACCATCTTTGCCAGTAATACGGGCTACCTGTTCGCCTGACATATATTGTCTTGCTAGGGCAACCATGCGGCGACCTACTTCGCTGATGGCTTGTTCAACCATAGCCAACTTGTCAGCAGTACGGGCGTTGCTGGCATCTTGTACCAAAGCGGACTCGGTTGCGGTACGGCGAATTTCGCTGGTTCCGCCACGCTGAATTTCTGATACACCAGAAACACGGTCAATGTCAGCAATGATAGTTGAGGTTTGGTCATAGAAATCTGGTGGGTTAATCAAAGCAGGGAAGTTTGCTACAACACCACTTAGGGCTTCGTCACTGATTACTGGGACCATTACATTGTCGTCATCGGACTCCAATGCTTGGCGACCCATACCATCAAACGCTGATTCCTTGTATAGGTATTTGCGTGAATACTTTTTACGGTGATTCATCATTTGGGTTCGGGTTTCATTCAACTCTTTTTGCAAAGGTTCAATGGATTCCAAATCTCCAATAGGATAAAAATGGTCGGGTACATCATAGTTACGCAACATAACGAATGGTTGACCAAACGAGTATGGCATTGCGGTTGGTTTGACCAAGAAGTTTTCTGCACCTTCGCAGAACACGCTCATTGATTTTGCTGCAACATCATAAAATTCAAAGATTTCGGCGTAGCCTTCATTTTTGTCGTTAATCTTTTTGCGACTTGGGTCATCAGCATAACGGCTAACAGCCATAACTTGCACTTCGTCCCTAGCAGCCTTTGAGTAACGCTTGTCGTTTTTTACATCATAGATTGGTCGGCGGATACGCTGAGCAATCCATTTGATGTCACGCATACTGGTTGCATCTGGGTCAACAAAAACATCCATAGGGCTGACACGCTCAGCAAAAGGACTGTCCTCTAGGATTATGGTTGTGGATGTCATTTCTCCACCCTCTATAGGGTCGGATACTTCTGTGTCTTGTCCAACTGTTTCTTCTTCAACAAAACGGTAACCACTCTTAATCCAGCCATGACCACAAATCAATGAGTCTTTTACTGCACGGCGGAACTCGGTACGAATGTCACGATGCTTCCACCAATAGTTGACAACCGCTTCAGCAATAACCGCATTAGCAGCGTTTTCTGGTTTAACAGAGTTGACAGCAATCTTAGGGAAGTTTACTGAAATGTTTGGGGCAATAATGTTAATAGTTGCAAAAGCAATATTAACCAACAGTCTGTCCTCGTCACGATAATCCTCATATTGATGACCCTTATATAGGTCTATGAGTCTGCGCCAAACCTCATCGTAACCTTCATCTTTACGCCAACGCTTAGATGCCTCTAGGCGTTGCTTGTATGCTTTAAGTTGGTCTGCTGCTGATTTCTTAGCCATTTACTTTGTGTCCTTTTGACCTTCATGCCAACCAATATGGTTGTCAAGTTTGCTACCTATTTTGTCAACCTTAGACCCGATAATCCGAAGAAGGACTTGCCCTTGTGCGTGTTGTTCGGTGTTTTCTTTACGAAGTTTTTGTAAGACAACCACGACTGGTCCCGTGATGAGCGCAACGATGATTGGGACCCATACGGATGAAAGCATGATTCATTACATCCAGTTCGTGACTGGTTCAGCGTTATACCCGTTGATTTTAGCCTGTTCCACAGTTTGACGCTGACGCTCAGCGACAGTAGGACCATGAAAATCTTCTTGACCATAAGTGAATCCCAATCTAACGGTTTTAATATGACACGCAAAACAAACCTCGCCCCTGCGGGGAAGTTCGTCTGAGGCAAAAGTTTTGTCACAATTTGTGCATTTAAACATCATAATAGTACTGAATCTGTTCCTAAGGTTAAAAAGGTGTTCGTTTTCTCACATTATGGGAACCAAGAAACATCCGATTCTCACCTTGACCACTAAAAAGGTGTTGTTCCCACCACATCAAACTGTTTTTAGGCAAAGAAACATCACCACGATATTCGGGCAACCACACATACTTTAACATCTGGTTGGCGATAGCCAAACTAATAATTCTGTCGTCATGTGGGCTACCAGACATACGACCATTCTCTTTGCGAACAAATGTTCGCAACTCGCCCAAAGTCTTAGAACACAATATGATTACACCCTCATCACGGATAGCGGCACTAAGTTCGTCAATAGCCAACGGCTTGCTAGATGATGTGGTTCTCCAACCCAACACATCACTAGGGTCAGCACGGACAGCATTGAGGCGGCGTTGCTTATAAAGATTCTTATAACCATGCTTCTGTGCAGCCTTTAGGGTAGTCAAACCGTGGTTGTTGCTTTCAATACCCAACAACCCTGTGTTGTACCACCAACCTATTTCAGCCAACAGTTCACCAAACAAGTCAGGCTCAATATGTCCATGCCAATGAGCAACCACAAGTCCAGTTGCAGCATCCACAACATGAGCAGAACTGTAGTCACCATAACTTAGTCCTTCAGCGACATCGGCTCCAATCACATAGGTTCCACCAGTCTCAGGGTATGACCAAACTTCTAGTTCACCGTTTTCTTGAAAACGGAACTCACCATTGCCATCAGAATATAAATGGTAATATCCAACATGACCATCTTCTGGTTGCATATTGTTTAGCATGTCAATATCAAAAACAGGGTTACCTGATTTGATGAACGCTTCCTCAGGGAAGCGTGGATACTCTTGATGCATTTGCCAAGATTGCATGTTTCGGCTCTTAGCCTCATACCAATCTTCACCACGCTCACCATCAGCATCCCAAGGATAAAAAATACCTTTAAACTTGTTAGACCCTGTTTGCGAACCAACCCACAGTTGATGAAAAAAGTTTCCTGAACCATTAGCAGTGGACAAACCAACAACACGACCACCGACATCGGTAATAGGTTCAATAGAAGCCCACGCTTCTTCAGGGTTAGGCAAAAACGCCCACTCATCCACAATAACCAAATACACCGACTCACCACGAGCAGGGTCGCTACCTGAAGGCAACGACTCAATAGCAGACTCGTTATCAAACATCATTTTAAGTTGATGGTCAGTGGTCTGCCTAGGTCCACGCTCTTTCATCCATTGTGGAATAAAACGGTAACCATACTTACTCTTGGCAAGCAACTTTACAGATTCACGCTCGGTACGGGACAACATAACAACAAAACGGTCAGGGGCAAAGAACACCAACCAAAAAGCGTATGCAGCAGCCAAAGTAGAGAACCCAATCTGACGGGCTTTCAACACAATTGTGTAACGCTCTGACATCCAAGTTTTAACTGTGTCAATTTGCGAGTCACGCAAATTAAACTTTATACGACCCTTTTCAGGATGTTTAATACACCAAAAGGTTTCACAAAAATATGTAAAAGCCTCCAGTTGCTGCTCAATCGTTGCCTTCTCAGGACCACGACATTTCCTCCACTCTTTTTCATTTATGAGTGCGTTTAAATCCACTTAGGTTCACCACCCCATGGACCGAAACCATCACCATAACGATTATGAGCATAATCATAAATAGCCATAAAGGCTTTAGCAGAGACAACAGGATTATAAAGTTGATGGCACTTGCTTAACACACCAGCATCCTGAAGAAAACCCTGTTTAGTGTATCTGTTTGGTTTACACCAAAACTTGTTGATTTGGAACAACCCAACTGAACCACCATTAGGGTCCAAACGGTTAATGTTTTTAGGTTCGCATCTTGATTCACGCCACATAATATAGTCCACTTGAAGAATCATTTTATCGCTATCTGCAATAATGCGAGTAATGCCCTCCATTTCTGGACACCTAAGGACCAAAGGTTTCTTTGCAGAAACACTGGTCGGTGAAAAAAACATGCCAATAATTAATGAGATAACAAAAAATTTCCTCATAATTTCCTATCTGTGCAAACAATTGCACATCGGGGATATTACTTGCTAGATTCCTTCCAAGCCACAACGGCTTCAGGTGTAGCATCACCTGCAACATAACGAATATGCCAAGGTTCGGCAGGAACTACTTCCCAACTAAAACCAAACTTAGCAATGTTATTAAACATCCATTCCAAAATCTTACCATTAGCACCAGCAACATCCACTGCAATACCCAACATATGTTTAGAACAATTCTTTGGGTCATCATTAGGAGCCGCTAAAGGTGCAAAACCTTTTTTAAGATACCATTTAACACCATTCCAAGTGCGTGTCACCGCACCCTCAATAGGTTCCTTCTGATACCTTTGTACAAAACCTGCGGTCTGCTGTGCAATACTGCGGAACATGTCACCTGCGCTACTGGGAGATAACTTTATGTTATCAACCTTAGCAGCAGCAACCATCGCTTCCCACGCATCAGCCGCACACAACTCTAATTTACCACCACCCGAAACCTTGCGAAGCATGCTAGGGAGAACCTCAGACGGTTTTTTACCTTTTAGATGCTGGCAAGATTTAACGGGGGTGATAAACAATTTCATTACTTGGCTACAGCCTTAGCAACTTTCTTGGCTGCAATCTTTGCTGGTGTTGCACCAAACGCTGCATCAATTTCATCCTTCGTCAGGACACCATCAATGCTTGCCTTTGCAAGTTGTTCTGCAACCTTGAAAATGGATACTGCGCCAGCGATAAGAGCCGACTTCCATACTTCTAGGTCTGGAGCAATAATCGCAGCACCAGTCACCACGCCAAGGGCGTTGGTGAGAAAAAGTGCAACAATTCTGCCTGCAATGTCTTTTGCCTTATTCATTTTTCTCCTTAATAAATACACCAACAAGGTGTACGGTTAATGCTACTAAAGTAATTTGCCAACCCAAAGAACGGGTATTGCCAGACAAGGTAATTAAAACCATGCCTGTTCCAGCCAAAGTCCAAGTAAGACCATGAATCTCAGAAAAAAACCTTTTCACCCTAATAGGCTAATTGTTCTATGGATTTTTCCTAGAACTCACAGTAGCCATTGCTGCACCAGCAGCAACAGCAATAAGGGTTCTGCGAGTATCAACAGGCACATTAGAACCCACAGGAACATAATCACCTAGGTCCGAGGCAAAGATGTCAATACTAGTTTCAAACTGTGTACGAATTTCCTCAGGGGCAGATTGAACCGCCTCAATCAATTCAGAAACCTGCTCAACAGTCAACTCATCAACCTGCAACGCCTCAAACACCTTCTCAGCATTGTCCACGCTAATAACAGACAAAACTTCTGGGCTGGTCGCCAAAGCGACAGCCTGCTCCTGAGTAGGTGGTTCCTCTTGATTTAGAATCTCATCAACAACCTGTTCAACTTGTTCAGTTGTCAACTCCTCAAAAATTTCTTGCAATTCCTCAATAGTGGTTGCTTCAGCAATCAAAGCCTGAATTTCTTCTTCAGCCAATGGCTCTAAATTTGGAGCCAAATTTGGCTCTAAGGTTGTGGTAGTATCTTCGGGTGCTTCAGATGTTGTGGTCGTTTCCTCAGTTGTTGTGGTTGCTTCTTCAACTGTCGTGGTTGTTTCTTCTGGAAGCGTCTCCTCTGGAATGGTTTCCTCTATTGATGTCGTTGTGGTGCCTGTCTCGGTTATCTCTGGCTCTTCAGGAACGGAAGGCTCAACAGGTTCTGGCTCAACTATTTGAGGCTGTGTAACAGGTGTTGGAACTGCTGGCGGTTGTGTCGTGGTCGTTGTTGATTCTGTTGTTGTTGTTTGGGGTACGGAAGTACTGGTAGTTGAAGAACTAGTTGTTGTCTGAGGAATACTTGTACTTGTTGTTGTAGTAGTCGTGGTTGTCGTAGTTGAAGTAGATGTTGTGGTCGTTGTTGTACTCGTACTTGATGTTGAGGTTTCTGGAACTGTCGTAGTAGTCGGGTTGGTGGCAAGGACAGTCGTTTCGGGGACAATAGTAGAAGTAGTCGTTGTCAACGCTGTGGATGTTGTTGTAAATTCCCATAATGAAAGATTACTTATCGTTAAGTGACCAGCCTTGCAGCATGAATCAATTGAATATTGTCTAAAGGTAAATATATCACCAGCAGTAACAGTAACCGTTTTTGTTCCCGAAGCCTGATTCTGTTGTGTCAATAAAGTATAAACATTGTTTACACCATATTGTGGTGGGTCATAAACCCACCCATCATGCGTCCAATATGACCAATCAAACGAAACGCTAAGGACACCTTCAGGAATTGTGGTTTCAATTTTAACCCAATTAGCCCCACCACACCCACCACCATCAGGTCCAGTAAAAACAATACTGTTATCAACTACATCTACAAAACCTGTGGCACAGGACTGCGAAGCGGTCCAGTCGCCTAAGCCATCTGCTTTAGCAACTGTTGACCATAATGCCAGCAAGGCTACTGGAACAAAAATTATCCAGCGACTAGATTTCAGTATTCAAAAGGAGCACTTACTGGAAACGCTGGTTGCTCCTGTGCTTCTTCCTCGCAATTTTCGCAACAGTAATCATGTTCAATCCATGAAACAGAATCAACATCCCATTTATAAATCTTATCATCAATAGGATATTGAACTGGTGGAACCCAATCAAACTTTGAGTTTAGAATCCAATTTGAATATGGACTTGGTTCAACAAAAATATCATGTTCAACATTGTATTGACCACCAACTGAAGCCAAACGCTTTCGTGATGAACCATCAACAAATGTTTCAATCCATGTTCCACCAAACATATTTTGCAAAAATGTTATTCCAGCATTTTCTGTTGGTGCATCAGATTCCATAACAGATAAAATCCGTAACACAATATTATTAGAGTCCAGTTCAGCAAAGTTCTTGTTCATACAATAACCAAGTTTGAAGTACCAGTAAAAGTGTGAACTGTATAAGAACCAACAGTTGTTGTTGTTCCACCAGTAATAGTTAATCCAGCAGCAGTTTTATCAGCAGTTAAATACTTAATAAAAACTACTCCTTGGTATCCAAGACCACCAGTTCCTTGTGCCCACATTCCAAATCCACCACCGCCACCCGCCCCATAAGCAGTTCCGTTTCCACCTGTGTATGAACCATATCCAGAGTTTCCGTTCCAACCAGATTCTCCACCACCACCTGCACCGCCACCAGTTTGGCTACCGCAACCAGCAGTACCGCCACCACAATATTGGACATTAGAGCCAGTAGCAAAGTTTGTGGTTGGTCCAGCACCACCAACACCGCAGTTTGCAGAACCACCAGCACCACCATTGCCGTAGTTTCCAGTTCCACCAGACTGTCCAACATCACCCCAAGAACCAGCACCAGTTGCTCCGCCATTAGCAGAAACAGTAAGAAATGAAGATGCTGTACCGTTTCCGTTGCGACCACCTTGACCACCAACAGTTACTACATATGTTCCAGCAGCCTTTGTGATTACACCTTGTGATATACCACCACCAGAACCACCAGCACCCCAACCAGCACCATAAGTTCCACCATGCCCACCAGCACCAGAACCAATTACTTCAACAAGTAAGTCAACATCGGTTCTTCCGCCAGACCAATAAGATGCAACCTGAGCCGTGTTACCACGGCGACCACGGGGTTGCAAGGCTCCGCCACTAATGGCTTTACCACCAGCAAGATTTTTTACGACATTAGGCATCTAAGATGACCTTAAACTGTTGTTATACGGTTAACATATCCGTGCATTACGATAACATTGGCTGTAGCAGCAAATGCACGAACAACAAGCGCAGTAGCATTACCCTTAATTAGGTTACCAGCAACAATCAAATATAGACCATTTTCAGCCTTAACCGTATATTCAATGTGGTCATCTGGTGAAGTAACACCACCCCATTCAATTGTAAGTTTAACATCCGAGGCTGAAGTGTTAACTGCATACAACCAGATTTCATCAATCACTGATGTGTTAGTTGAACCAGTATGAATAGTCGTACCAGCAGTAGCGGTAGCGGCAACTTTAATGCCTTTACCGTCTGTTGAACCACTAAGAAGTGTTTTGCTAAATGTTGTTGCCATAATAGTATTCCTTTTGTTCCTTTACCAAATTAAACTGTATATTTGCTGTTCAACCGTATCATAACGGTCAAAAACCTGTAATTCTAACCACTCATCGGCGTCATCTATAGTAAAATTAAGAAAATCAAACTCCAACGGGTAAACCCGTACAAAGTAATCGTTTGCCAAATCTCCTAGAGTTGCGCCCGTAGCACCTTGCGCCACATAAAACTCATAAGCCAAAGTACCACGATACTGCAAACCTTTGTCAGACCAGAAAGCGTACAACAAGTCACCCAAGGTTTGACCTGATGATGGATATGACCCTGCTAGAGCCTCAAACATCGCATCATTAGTTGTTGTCATAATCTCTCATCCTTCTAGGTTCACCCTCACAGCATGAATCTTTAAAGCCACACTCAGGGCAACGCCATCTGGTCGCAACAGGAGGATACTCACACCCACAAGTCGGACATTCTATCGTTGAACCCACTATTGTGCTTTTAGTTCCTTACGGGACTCAATCTCAGATTGAGCGACTGACGCTATGAGGCTGTCTAGTTCGGCATCGGTGATTTCTGATGGTTTGCTGGAGTGTTCTACATGGACTTGGGTTGGGGCTAGACGGTTGGTTGCTTGCAAATACAGTTTGGCGGAGTTGTTGTCGCCTGCTAACGCACGCTCATAAAGATTATCTAATAGTTTTTGGGTTCGTTCTGGGGATTGTTGGAGTTCGGATACTCGTTTTTCCCATTCCATTTTGAACGCTGGTTTCTTTTTCCAACGGCGTAGCGTGGTTTCATCTACGCCTTCTAGGATGGCATATTTTTCTTGTGAGGATGGTACACGGTTTGGTGGTGGGACCATCAGCCAGTTTAAAAACTTTTCTTGGCGTGGGTCTAAGATGTTGTCCATGCTAGTGGGTGGAATGTTCCCAACTTGTATTGAACTTGTCTAGGGAACGCAGGGAACAAGGGTGGGGGGAACCTACGGAGGGGGGTAGGATAAATAGGTACACTGAGCGAATAGCGAAGTGTACAATAATAGTAACGGTAAGGATAAAACCATCTTTCAGATGGTTTTGCTAATTGTTGTTTTAGCATGGACAAAAGGGCTTATGGGAACATTACTGGTAATTGTAGGAACAGCGTTTGCTACTTTGTTTGGTATAGCATTGTTTTTGAGAGCATTTTTCAAAACTTTAGAAAGTTTTGAATATGACATGGATTATGAAATGGACAAATATTATGAAACCAAAGGACGCTAGCCCACCGACAAATGACCCTGAGGTGATTCAGGGCGCACGATTTTATTTGCGTGACAGTGTTTTGCCATCAATCCGTAAACAAGGATTATCTAGGCAGTATAAAAGTCCGCAACGCTTTGTTAAGGCTATG